ATCTACAGCGCCCCGGCCAGCATCACGCTCATCGGCGGCTGCGTGCAGACGATCCCGGCCACGGCGCACACGCTGCTGAAGCCCCGCCACAACGTCGTTGGCGGCGTGCCGGGCCGCGCCATCACGGCGGTCAAGGAAGAACTGCTGAATACGGTGGACCCCAATTGGCGGGGGGGCGTGCAGTCGGCCACGATCAAGCACATCCACTACGACCCGCTCGTCGACCAAAACACGTTCCTGTGCTACCCGCCCGCCATCAACGGCTCGATCATCTCGTGCGTGTTGGGCAACATCCCCCAGAACTTGCTGATTAGCGACCCCATCTGGTTCGATGACATCTATGAGTCCCCGTTGAAGAACTTCGTGCTCGCGCGCGCATTCGAGAAGGATGCGGAGTACGCCGGCAATCCCGAGCGCACGTCGTACTACATGGGCCTGATGAACGCCCAACTCGGCATCCAGGGTCAGAACGCTTCGGCAACACCAGTGAGCAAGTAATGGCTACCTACGACGACTTCCTCACCGAAATCCGTGTCCACGCGTACGCCGTGCCCGAGCCGGTGGTGGAGTTGTACGTGCGCCGCGCCGCGATCAAGTTCTGTGAGAAGACGCGCGTGTACCAGCGGGTGATTCAGGAGTACGCATTCGCCAACGAAGGGCGCATCGACCTGAGTGCCTACAGCACCAGCGACGAAACCTTCGAATCGGTCGAAGCCGGGTGGTACTTGAACGTGCCATTGGACATCAAGACCTCAACAGTGCCGAATGCTCCGCTCAATTACTTCGCGGCTGCGACCTTCGGCACGGACGCCACTTTCGCCGACCCGAAGGTCATCTTCAGCTTGCCGGATGAGCGCGACGTGGTCGGTGTGTGGCCCGTGCCAAAGGAGCTAAAGGTGGATGCGTTCACGCTTCGCATCTCGCTGAAGCCGAGCAACACCACCACCATCATCCCCGAGATTCTGCTTCGTGATCACAACGAAGCTATCGTGGACGGCGCTCTCAGCTACATTTTGGCAATCCAAAACCAGCCATGGACGAACGGACCCGAAAGCTTGATTCGCAAGAGCAGCTTCGCCAAAGCCATGGTCGACGCCCGCATTGAAGTCGACAAGGGCCGCTCCGCTACTGGGGATCAATCGGTGCAGATGCGAGCTTTCGGCTAAGGGGATGACATGGTAGCTGTAGCGGTCCGCTCCTTCGACGGCCTGTACCCGATCATCGGCAAAGAGTCACTGCCTAACGAAGCAGCACAGGTAGCTGTAAACTGCCGCTTGGAAGGGGCCGACCTCGAATCGTGGAAGGGGGGCCTTGACATCCTGGCCCTCACGTCGACGAACCCGGTAAAGACTATTTACCGGTACAACATTGGTTCGCCATCAGAGACAGCGTTTTGGTTTCAATGGGACACCGATGTCAACGTCGTCAAGGGGCCTATTGCCGGCGACACCGAGGAACGCACTTACTGGACCGGCGACGGGGCGTACCCCAAGAAGACCCGTTCCGACATCGCCACGACCGCACCGCCCTACCCGGCGAACCACTTCCGCCTAGGTATCCCCCGGCCAACGGTGGTGCCTGCGGTGGCGATCAGCGGCACGGCCACGGACCCGAACTCGGCGGCTGACACAGCGGCCTGGGGGTACACGTACGTCACGACCTGGGACGAAGAAGGCCCCATGTCGCCCCTCACCGCGCTCGCCACATGGCGCCCGGGGCAGACCCCCAACCTGTCGAACTTGGGCACGGCGGCACCCACCGGCCCCTACTCGATCAACCGCAAACGCATCTATCGTTCGAACTCGGGCACGTCCACGACTGACCTGCAATTTGTCACGGAAGTCGCCGTTACTGTAGGCACGTTCGCCGATACAGTCTTGACCAGCTTGCTTGGCGCGGTCAGCGTGACGCGCAACTTCACGCCCCCGCCCGACGACATCGCCGGTCTGTGCGTGATGGCGAACGGGATGATGGCCGCGTTCTCTCAGAACACGGTGTACTTCTGTGAGCCGGGTATCCCCTACGCGTGGCCGACGCGCTACGCGTACCCGTACGACGCGCCCGTGGTGGCAATCGCGCCGTACGGCGGGTCACTGCTGGTGATGACAAAACGGGGTACGTACTTGCTAACGGGCAACGACCCTGCTGCCATGGGCGGCGAGCAAATCAAGTACGTTGGCACCTGCCTGTCGAAGCGCGGCGTCACGCCGTACGGTGACGGCATCATCTACCCGGTCAAACTGGGGCTGCAGTACATCGGCCCGGATGGCGTGTCCCTGCTGACGAAGGATCACTTTGACGAGCGGGGATGGGGCGCGTACTCGCCTGAGACGTTCACCTCCGCGCTCATCGCCGGTCGCTATGTCGCGTTCTTCGACACTGGCGCCAAGCAGGGCGGGCTCATCATCACGTTCAACCCGCTGAAGGTGGTCGAGACGACGCTATTTGGCACGGCTGCGTGGACGGAGCAGGGCACCGAGCGCATGTACTTCGTGCTCCCGTCGAAGATGATCCAGCGCTGGGATGCCGGCACTGCGCTCTCGTACACATGGCGGTCGAAGGCGTATCGCTATGTCGCGCCAGAATCTTGGGTGTGGGGGAAAGTCGAAGGCGACGCGTATCCGGTTACCATCCGGGTGTACGCGAACGGGGCGCTGCTGCACACTCAGACGGTACCGGACAAGTTCGCGTTTATCCTGCCCGCTGCGGGCAATCAGTTCGACCGCTGGGAATTTGAACTCGCCGCCGCTACCCGTATCACGGCGGTGACATTCACATCCTCGATGACAGAGATGAAGAAGCTGTGAGCAATGTATTTGACAAGGTTCGCCAGCAGATAGCGCAGGGGGTGCTTGACGATGTCAAGCGAATCCCGAAGATTCCGACCGTCCGTGCGGCTAAGAGCGAGGACGCAGTACTGCCAGCGGTGACGGACATGAAGGCCGCCATCGATAACCTGCAGGGGCTCATCAGCCCGCTTGACAAGGCCCTGACCCTGCGCGACTTGCTGCAGGCCGGCGTCATCAAGATTAAGGCCGGCAATGACATCGTCGGGGGCGGCGTCATCACCGTTGGGTCTGGCGGCTCTACCGTGCCCGCCACGGACTTCTTTGGCAACCCGGTCCTGATCGTGCCGCCCACGCCCACGGCGCTCAAGGCCAGCGGTACGTACAAGGCGGTCATCCTGACGTGGGAGTACATCGCGTATGGTAACCACGCCTATACCGAAATCTGGCGCTCGTCCGTCGATAACCTGGCCACCGCTACCCTCATCGGTACTTCTGGTGGGAAGGTGTACGTCGACGAAAACGCCACCACCCTCGGTGTTCTCCGCTACTACTGGGTCCGCCTTGTAGGAACGGCCCCGGCCACCGCGCCCGGCGCGTACAACGCTACCGCTGGCGTCCCTGGCGGCGCGGGCCTCATCGGCAATCTGGACCTCGGGCCGCTGATCGTCGAAGCGGCGAATCTCGCTGGGGGTGCGGTAACGACCGCCAAGTTCGCATCGACCATCGAGCCGATCAGCCTTGTCTCCTCGGTGCCCGGCGTGTTGGTCACGAAGACGATATTCAACACCGCAGATGGCAAGCTGTACCGATGGAACGGTTCGGCGTATGTATCGACTGTAGCAGCGCCGGACATCACCGGCCTGCTGACCGATGCCCAGCTTGCGGCCATTGCCGCGACCAAGATCACCGGCACCCTTACCGATGCCCAGTTGTCGGCCATTGCTGCGGCGAAGGTCACAGGTACGCTTGTCGCGTCACAACTCGCCATCAACATCGGTGGCGGAAATCTGGCTGTGAATAGCAGCTTCGAGAATGCCGCCAGTTTGACCCCGTGGGTTCACTCAGGCTCTACGTTTACGGAGAGCATCTCCACCACACAGAAGCATCACGGCGCGCAGACCCTGAAACTGGTAGGCAGCGGCGGCGTTGACCCGTTCATGTACCAGTCGGTACCTGTTCAGCCAAGCACGCAGTACGTCTTCACGGCATGGCTGTATGTGCAGTCGATTACTGCGGGCGTAACGGGTAACCGCTCCATTCTCATATACGACGGCTTTGGTAGCGCACAGGATGTGTCCCTGTCTTCTAGCCACGCTACGGGCGTGTGGGTACGCAAGCAAGTTACTTTGGTAACGAACGCTGCGGCTACTGCCCTGGAAGTGCGCTTGTACGCCCCCAACGGTACGGTGTACTGGGACGCAGTGCAGGTTGAGCAGGGCGATACACCAACGGCTTATGCGCCTAAGCCGGATGAAATCCTCCCGAATACCATCACCGTTACCGAGATCGCAGACAATGCGATCACCACGCCCAAGCTAATCGCACTGGCGGTAGCAGCAGGGAAGATCGCGGCCAATGCCATCAGCGCCACCGAACTGCAGGCCGGCAGCGTCACGACCACGAAGATTCTCGCCGGCAACGTCACGGCCACCGAGATCGCAGCGGGCACCATCGTCGCTGGCAACATCGCTGCCGCCACGATCACTGGCACGCAAATTGCCGCCGCTACCATCGCCGCTGCGAACATCGTCGGCAACACCATCACGGCTGCGCAAATTGCCGCCGCCACCATCACCGGCACTCAGATCGCCGCGACGACCATCGCTGCGGGGAACCTCATCGCCGGCACCATCACCGCGAACGAACTCGCTGCGAACTCGGTCACGCTTGGCAAGGTCGCTGCGGGCGCCATCAACGCTGCCCAGATCAACACCGGCCAGATTCAGGCCACGCACATGGGGGCGAACTCCATCGCGGTGGGCACGGCGGCAATCCAGAACGCCGCGATCACCAACGCCATGATGGCGAATCTGTCGGTGGATACAGCGCAGATCGTGGACCTTGCGGTGTCCACCGCCAAGATCAACAACCTTGCCGTCGACACGGCGAAGTTGAATAACCTCGCTGTTACCAACGCGAAGATTAACGACTTGGATGCAGCGAAGATCACCGCTGGGTCGATTGCCGCCGCACGTATCGCCGCAGGTAGCATCGATGCGACGAAGATCGACTCGCGCAGCTTGACCATCAAAGACGCTGGCGGTACGGTCATCTTCAGTTCAAGCGTGCCCCTCGGTACCGCGAACGCAGCGAGTGGGCTTGTCAACGCCAACGTCACTCTCGGCGCGAATGGCGCGCTGTCTGGGGCAGGGGGCGGTACGGCGACCCTGAGCGGCATGGGCGCTGGTCTGTTCGCCACCTTGAACCAGATCAATTCCGGCAACGCCAGCACATATATCGCCAACGCAGCAATTGCTGCCGCGCACATTGGATCGCTGGATGCCGGCGTCATCAACGCCGGGGCGATCCGTGGCATCAATATCAATGCCGCGTCACATACCACGGTCGGTAGTTTCTTGACGACATCCGCCGCTGCCGCTGCCACCACGCTGAACGTCCAAAACACGGTCGACTTTCCGACTTCCGGTTCTGGGTACATCTTTAGCGGTACCAACCCGGATGACGTGTTTGCGTGGACTGGCAAAACGGCTACTACCCTCACCGGATGCACTGGCGTTCTAGCGCACGGTTTGGGTGATACTGTAGTCCCTCTGGCGAAAGGCATCTTCATCGATGCCAACCAGAATGAAATGCGGTTCTTCGGAGACGGCGGGGGAGGCATCGAGCCTCTTGCAAGCATTGGCGTCACAGGCGTCAATGTAGCCAACTGCGCGGTATTTGGCTCAAGGACGCCGGGAAATGTCCGGCGCGGTGCCGCTATAGTTAGCTACGGGGACCACGCGCTGTATCTTGAGTCCTTGCAAGGCGCTTCCGTGGAAGCCTACGCGAACGCCACTTTTGGTCATGCGCTACTGCACGCGCTCCCCGGTCGTCCGTCTGACAGAAGGCCGGGACAGGTCGCCATGATTAACACCACGGGGGGCACCACAGATGCCCGCACGGCCAGCCCTCAATTGATGATCACCTCAGACGGCACAAACTGGCACTATTTCACCGCGACCGGCGTTTGGAATGGGTAGGGTTGCGCCGCCCCTCGGCGCACGCTATCATCCTGTAATGCTCTGTATAAAAGTCAAGGTTGCCCTACCGGACCCGGTGGTTGGGCTGGCCATCGGACCCCTCGTCTTTCTCGACTCAGAGCGCGGTTGCGGCAATGACACGATTGTTCACGAAGAACAGCATGTGCGTCAATGGATGCTCATAGTCGCACTTCTTCTTCCAGTGCTTGCGGCACTCTCGTGGTTTGCAGTCCCCCTTGCCGTTTTTGCACATAGCCTCATTGTGTTGTACAAGCCCGTGCACGCCTTCTTCGAGGCTGATGCTTATGCAGCGGAAGTTCGTCATGGCTTCTCTCTCGATGAGAACGTAAGGGACTTTATCCAATATTACCAAACCGGCTGGCCTGCGTCCCGCGCGCGGTCAGTTATCAGTCAACTTTCTCGCGGGTAACTTGGAGCTAGAAATGAGTCTCGACAAACTGATTGCTATGGGCGCGCAAACCATCGGTGGCGTGGTCTATCTCGACCGCAAGGTCGTTGGCGAATTCCACGGCGGGCTATTTGGCATGAGCCTGCACGGTGAAGACGTTGTGCGTGAATTCGACGCCAATGCCGAACCAGTGGAAGCGCCTGCTCCCGCTCCCGCTCCGGCCCCAGCGCCAGCACCGGCCCCGAAGCCGCCGAAGGCCGCGAAGGTCGTCGATGTCGTGGCCGCTGCGACGGTGCCGCCTGTCGCCGCCCCCGCAGTCTTGGTGCCCGATGCGCCGGTCATTACCCCGGTGGACCCCGTACCCGTGGTGATGCCGAAGGGATTGGCCAAAGAGCAGGCGGAAGCCGACGCGCTCATGGCGCAGTTGAACGCAGCGCTCGGCAAGCAGCCGTAAGTCGATGCGCCGCATCGTCGCCGACAAGGAGCGGGTAGGCCGGTTCGTGATGGACCGGATGCCCATCCACGTCGAATGGGACAAGTACGCGGCCATCGGCTTAGAGCGCAATGATGTGCTAGTTGCAGGGGTACTGTACGAGTCCATGACAAAGTACGACTGCAACATGCACTGCGCTATTGATGACCCCCGGGTGCTAAACTTCGAGTACTTGTTCACCGTCTTCCACTACCCGTTTGTGCAGTGCGGGTTGCGGCGAGTGACCGGGCTGGTACCGGAGAGCAATCAGAAAGCTCTGGCTTTCGACATCAACAAGGTAGGCTTCAGGGTTGAGGGCTTGGTGCGCAAAGCACTAGCAAACGACGAGAACGTCTACGTCCTTGGGATGCTGAAGGAAGAATGCAAATGGTTGCAAGGGCGTCAAAAGGGCAAACGATGAAGTTCACCACCACCTTGCTGCGGGCCATGATCGCGGTGGGCTACGCGAAGAAAGACTCGAAGGCGCCCCCGCCTGATCCGTCCGTTGGCGCTGCGCAAAAGCAACTCGCCGACCTCGCGGTTCGCCAGCAAGACTGGTATGAAGGGAACATCGCGCCCGCACTGCTGGACCAGATGAAGCAGAATACTGCTATCTCGGGTCAGGTGGCTGACGCGAACATGAAGACCCAGGCGTTCCAGACGGGCCTCGCCAAGAAGTATGACGACCGTTACTGGGGCACCCAGGTGCCGCTCGAAGACCAGATGATCAAGCAGGCCCAGGCGTACAACGAGCCGGGCGAGCAAGAGAAGATGGCCGGTGCTGCCGGCGCAGATGTCGAGCAAGCCGCCAATGTCAGCAACGCTGACCTTCAACGTGGCCTTCGCCTTCGCGGTATCAATCTCGGGTCAGGCGCTGCCATTGGCGCGATGGCCGACAACGCACAGAACACAACGCTAGCCAAGGCTGGCGCAATGAACAAGACCCGAGAGATTGCCCGCCAGATGGGCTGGCAGCGCTTGGGTGAAGCCACGTCTTTGGGTAAGGGCCTGCCGTCGTTTGGTGCCGGTTCCACTCAGCTTGCGCTCGGCGCGGGTCAAGGCGCGGTTGGTGCTGCAGGGTCCGGCCTCGCAGGGGTTGGCACGGCGAGCGGCGTCGCGAACAACAACTCTAGCACGCTGGCCGCTAACTATGGGGCTTCCGGCAACATGGGCCTTGGCCTCTCGCAGATTTCTGCGCAGAACTGGCAGACCCAGCAGAACAACGACCCCCTCAAGTCGATGCTCGGCGCGGCGGCTGGCGCGGCGGCGACCTATGGCTCGTACATGCTGATGGGCGGCAGCGACCGTCGCTTGAAAGAAAATATCAAGCTGGTCGGCAAGACATTCGACGGCGTCAACATCTACACTTACAAGTACGTCGACGCCAGCGCGTACCACATGGGCGTCATGGCCGACGAACTTGAAGCGATCAATCCGCAAGCCGTGCATAAAGCCGCCATCCATGGTGTCTACGACGCGGTCGACTACTCGAAGGTGTAAACATGGGCTCGTTCGATAGTGGCATGCAGATGGGCTCCGGTATCGCCTCTGGGGCCTTCCAGTACAAGCGCCAAGCCGAGAAGGACGCACAGGAGCGCTACCGCTTCGGTTTGGAACAAGAAGCTGCGCAGCGCGCCGCGACCAATCGTGCCGACCTGGGCTACATCGCGCAGCGCGGCGACACCGGCATCACGCCGAACATGACAACGGCTGGCCCTACGGGTATGGGTCCGGTCGCAGACGCGCGTGATGTTGGGCTGGCTACGCCGATGACTGACTCCGAGCAGCAGACCGCTATCGGTAAGGTGGCCCTGCGTTCTGGCGACGTGCAAGGGTTCAACGCCGCGCGCGAGTCGGCGCGCTCGCTGACCATGCGCGACGCTACCGACAAGCTCGGCAAGAAGTTGCTGACCATGGATGACGACGCGCTGATGAAAGAGTACGCGCCGATCTTCCAGCAAGTCAACAAAGACCCGAACGCCCCCCACATGTTCGGGTGGGATGAGAAGACAAAGCACCTCGTCAAGACCGACGCCGATGGCAACATGCACCGGATGAATGGCGCCGAGATTCGCGCGAACATTCTCGCAGCCCACCAGATCGGTAACGGTGACGTTGCCACTGGCGTGAACTCCATGCTTGGCTTGGCGACCTCGCAACGCCAGCAAGCCGGCGAAGCCTCCGACCGCAGCCTGCGCGACGCAACGGCCCAAGGCGGCGACTACCGTGCCGGTGAGCACCTCGCCCTCGACCGCCAGCGCACGGGCAACCAAGCGGCGCACAACGCGGCAATCATCCAGCACCTGAACCAAGGCCAGTTCACCCAGATGCGGGACAAGGATACGGGCGAAGTCGTCAGCGGGTTCGTGAAGCCTGACGGCTCGTTCGTGCGGTCGAAGATTCCTGACAACCTCGTGCCGATCCGCGCGAGCCGCCCGGATGTCACCACTGCCGATGTTCTGAAGATGACCGATCAGATCATGAACAGCGGCAAGAATCCCGTCACGAACAAACCGTACACCGTTCAGGAAGCCCATGCCGCTGCGACTCAAATGCTGCAAGGCGGCGGCGATGGGCCGGGCGTGGATGTGGATTTCGGTAAGTTGAAGGACGCGCTGAAGAACGGCACGCAAGCGCCGCCTCAAGGCGGCACCGGGCTGCAGATTCCTTCTGCCGGCATCAACGCGCGCACGCCCGCGCAGCAGGCCGAAGCTGAAGCCGTGGCCGAAGCCGGCGCTACGCGTGGTCAGGGCGGGCAGGAAGAAGCCGCAGCCCGCCGCGCAGCCGGATCGCTAAATGGCGTGGTCATCCGCAACATGGACCCGGATCAAGCGGCTGCGGTGCTGCAGCAGTACAGCCAGTATCTCGGCACCACGCAGAAGCAGGGGTTGATGATGCGCGCTCGTGGGATTCAAGTACCACTGCAGATGCCCTAAATGCCGCGCATTCAAAGCATCCAAGAACTGCGAAAGGGCCTTGGCTCCGACGCCGACAATTACACTGACGAAGACCTCGTCATGGCGTTGTCGTCGGCGACCGGGCTCGACCCGGCCAAGACGGCTTCGCGCTTTGGATACGACGAAAACAAGGGTCCGTGGACCGAGCGCGCTGGCGCGTCCATCGACCAGTACCAAGCCGGGTTGTATGGCGTAGGCGAAGCGGTCGGCAAGGCGGTGGGCTCGACGGGCATGGAAGCGGCCTTCGCCAAGCGTCGCCGTGCCAATGACATCTCCGCGAAGATTTCCGGCCAGCGCGCCCAGGAAGGCGGCATCCCCGCGAACTGGGACGAAGTCAATGGCGTAGGCTCTGCCGCTAAATACGTTGGTGGCTTGGCCATTGACAGCGCCCCGTACATCGCCGAGTCCCTCGTCGGCGGCGTCGCTGGCCGCATGTTGGTGGGTGGCGCTGAACTCGCGTCTGGTGCCAGCCTTGCCGCCAAGGCCGCGCGCGCCAAGGAACTTGAACACGCGGGTGTGGCCGGCGCGACTGTGGCCAGCTACCCGTCATCGGTTGCCGACGTGCTGCAGAATCAACGTGAGCAGGCCGGCACAACCGACCTTGGCTCGGCTGCAGCACTAGGCGTACCATACGCCGCGCTGAATACATTCGGCCTGTCCGAACTCGCTGCCAAGGGCAAGCTGCCCCGCATCGCGAACGGTGCGCTGGACGAGATCGGCGGCTTCAAGGGCGGGCTCGCGCGCGCGGGTGCTACCGGCGCTGGCTTGGCCCTGTCCGAAGGCGCATCGGAAACCGGGCAGGAAATGGCGAACCAGCTTGGTCGCATGGCCGTCGACCCGAATGCGCAGTTCATGTCCGAGGATGCCCGCAAGCGGTACATTGACTCGTTCATTGGCGGCGCTGCCCTTGGCGGCGTCTTCGGCGCAGGTGGTGGTGGATGGCGGAGGTCGTCCGACGTGATGGAGGGCACCCACACCCCTATCGATCAGCCAGTCGAAGACACGCCGAAAGACATTCTGCAGCTTGGGTATAACCCCCTGGCCGGCGTACCGCGCGTGTTCGCGGATGGCACCATGGTGCTGGGCAGCGAGCAGGAACTGGCGTACCGCACCGACCCGCGCGCTGCGAACATGATGCCGTATGGCCCGGCCACTGCCGAACAGCAGCCGGGCAACTCCATGGACTTCGAGCCTGCCGACATCTTGTCGATGGCAGGCAATGAGCCGCGTCCTGGCCTGCAGATGCCGGGCATGGAGTTCAACCGCTTCGAGGGTGTAGGCGACAACCTGACCGCCGATCAAGGCCGGCTGCAGAACGTCGAGACGAATCCCGCACAGAACTTTGACACGGGGAACCTTAGCTATGAGGGCCAGCCTAGTAACAATGTCGGCATGGACCGCACTGGTCTACCGCTCGCACTCGTCAACCCTGGCGAAGAAAATCGCAGTCAGCCAGCGTCGGTCCCATACTCTTACGACACGGGTTCGCTTGCTCTTGCTCCGCAGGGACAGACCGCCGATCAAGCCCCTGCCCCTGCAGGTGGCTCTGCTCAACCGACGCTGCCTACGCCAACATCAGTTCAGAGTGGGCCAAGCACGCCCCAGGCTGCAGCGAAGCTAGCCGAAACACAGAAGCTCACGTCCGACGCTAAGGACATGGTTGGTCGCGCGCAAGAAGCTGGTATGACCAGCGAGAAGCAGCAGACCACGTTCTGGCGCGCGGAGAAGATGAAAGACGCGGGTCAAATTGATGACGGGACTCTAACGCAGGTAATCGCGCTACTGATGCAGTCGAAGTACGCGAAGGCAAATAAAGTTTTGGACGAGGCTGCCCAGCCTACGGCGACTGCAGAAGTTACACCTGCACCGGCAAAAGCTGCAGAAGTTGCGCCATCTGCAACAACGACAACTACGAGTAACCAGACGCAAGCGACCCCGGCACTAGCTACAGAAGAAGTGCAAATTGGAGGGGTCAATAAGTCACAACCTACGCCGGTAGCGGCAGCCCCAACCCAAGCCGGCCCAGCGCCGGCCACGGGTACAATCGAATCAACACCTAGCGCGCCCACGACATTAGCTCAACGAGTTCAAGCGACGGCAGAACGCGCGGGTAAAATTCGGCGGTTGGAGGCGTTGCTGTCCTGCCTTACGAGCCGGTAAATCGTTGGAGTAGGAAAATGTCTTTTGACTTGCCGCCTGAACTTGGTAAATTGGTTGCAGCCCCGCTGGGGGCGATGACCGCGCTCATCTTTATGAAGGAAGCGTGGCCGCGCCGATTGGCGATGGCAGCAGTCTCGATGCCCCTGGCATGGTACGCGTCGCCGACACTGGCATCGGTGTTGCACATACCTGAGGGGTTCGCCGGGTGGCTGCTGGGTACCTTCGGAGCGCTTGCAGTTCGTAGCATCTTCGAGATCACTTGGTCGGCTACCATTGAGGAGTGGATTCGAGCCCGGTTGGGTTTGCCCGCTCGTACAAAGGGGAACGACAATGCTGCTAGTTGATGTGGCCATGCTTCTTACGGTGGTCGCTATCTGCATCCTAGGACTTGTTCATTACTCGTTCAAGGACAACCAGTTCCAGTGCTTCGGCATGATCGGGCTTGTCTTCTGGTGCATTGCGGAACTGTTCGCGATCAATCGCGGGTGGGAGCCTCCGGCGTACGACTCGTTCCTGTATGCATCTCTCATGCTGTACGGGCTAGGGACGTGGGCAAAGGCGCGCAAGTTCCAGAAGCGGGACAAACGGGAGAAGCGTGATGGCCGTCCGCCTAGTAACGGATTTACAAAGTCAACTTCGGCTCGATGAAGGCGAGAAGCTCACTGCCTACCAAGACAGTGAGGGCTACTGGACCATCGGCATCGGGCGCCTGATCGACGCGCGCAAGAGCGGCGGCATCACCCCGGTCGAGTCGACATACCTGTTCAGCAACGACCTCGCCAAGATCGAACTGCAGATCGACCGCTGGGCGCCGTGGCTGCGCACGGTAGACGAGGTACGGCTGGGGGCGATCAAGAACATGATCTTCCAGATGGGGCTGCGCAAGGTGCTCATGTTCGTGAATGCCTTGGCGCTGGTCCGCGCGGCCCGCTGGGATGACGCAGCGCGCGAGTTCCTCGATAGCGCATGGGCCAAGCAAACCCCCGACCGGGCGTTTCGCATCGCCGAGCAGATTCGCACTGGCACTTGGCAATGAACCCGTACGCTATCCTCATTGCCATCGCTATTTTTGCCGGCTCCAATACCATCGCCTTCTTCCAGGGACGGTCGTCCAAAGCCCGCGATATCGCTGTCGCTACCGCCAAGGCCGTGCAGGTGGCGGTTGCTCAGGAACGTCAAGCACAGATCGAGGTGAACAATGCGCAAGCCGAGACAGTCAAACTTATCAAGAGCAATGATGCTCGCCTGCTTGCCATTAGCGACGGCCTGCGCCAGCGTGCCGAGCGTCGCGCCGCAAATACCGCCGCCCCCGCCCAGTGCAATGGAGCCACCGGCAAGGAGCTATCTCGACCAGATGGAGAATTTCTTGCGAGGTACGCTGCCGACGCCGAAGCCGAAGCAATAAAGCTTCGAGAGCTACAGGGCTACGTTCAAAAATACTGTAAAGTCCCGGCGCGTTAAAGTAAACTCGCGCCATGGGATTCACTGCCAAAGCCAGCCGCTGCCTCAAGAAGATCATCGCCCTGAAGGACGATGAGACGAATGAGATTTTGGATCGTTTTGGTAAAGTGAAGGCTAGCAACCCTAGCATTAGCGATGACGTAGCGCTATCCCAGGCGGTAAAGGCAATGCTGTCTGATTTGAAAGGGGTCGGAACCCCCGTTCAAGGCACGGCGGTATCAGATATGGCGGCAGAGTTGACTGGCGCCCAGACCCCCCGATCCACCGCCGCAAAGGCAGTGGTCCGCCAAGCTGCCGATGAGTTCATCGCCAAGATAGATGCAGCAAAAGCGGCGGGGGAGATCACCGCTGGCGACGAAGAACGCCTGATGAACATGGCGCTCGAAGGTGAGCGTGGCCGCGTCAAGGCCAAAGACGAACTGATGCGCCTGCAGGAAGTGCATGCCGAGCGCAAGGTCGGGCGGGACGAAGCAGCCAAGCTGTGGGAAGACCCAGACTGGATGCACCAAGAGGGGGACCCCAAATTCGCTGATCTGTCCCCGGCGTCGCAAGACAAGTGGACGAAAGCCGCTAGGGCTGAGAAGACAACCATCGAACTCTACGACCAGTTGGTCGCGGAGCAAAAGGTCGTTGAAGGCATGCCGAAGGTGGAAGGCGACACGCTCGCCAATCCCGCTAGGGAAGTGACAAACCCCGACTCGGGCGAAACCACTGTCGACCACACCCTCAAGGAAATGCAGATGGGCCACACGGCCATCGCATGGCTTGCCGAGAACGCAACCGATGACTGGGTACGCGCCATCGCTGCCAAGGTTGCGCCGTTCATTCCCAACAACGTACCGATCCATTGGCTGGTGCCCGGCCAAAGCTATACCTTGCCGGCTAGCGTATCACGTCTGGTCAAGGCAGGCTCCATTGCCGTCGCTACATCCACAGCCGCTGGCGAGCAATCTGTCTACGCGCTGTCGGCGGTTGAAGGCAAACCGATGTCGCAGGTGTCCATCCTGCACGAGTTGATCCACATCGCCACCCAGAAGGCGCTGCATGGCACGGCTCAGCCCGCCCTGCGTGGCGAACTCGAATCGATTGCGTCCGCCGTGCGCACCGCGCTGACCGAACTCGGAACTGATGACGCCAAGTTCTTCGCCAATACCATTGTGAACGCTGACGAGTTGCTGGCCTACGCCATGTCGTCGCCAACTATGATGCGCTGGCTGAAGAACATGAATGCCAATGGCACGTTCATGACCCTTGAGCAGCATCAGGCCCGGGGCCGCGCGCAAGAGAACGCTGACACCGCAATGGTTGCCGCTGAAGCGCAGGCCCCCTCGATGTGGCAGCGCTTGATTGACTGGCTGATGAAGACCCTGGGCGTGGGCGCCCCGTTCCAAGCCAAGTTCCAGTCCCTGATGGAGTCAGCTTCTAACCAAGCATCGATCATCCTCAAGCAAGGCTCCGCCCCTGACCTGTACGCGCGCCTTGACGCGCTGCTGCAGAAGACGATGGAGAAGCAGGCAGCAGGCCCAAAGGAACTGGCGCCTAGCAGCAAGAGCACCGTCGCCAACGCCACACGACAATCGGTAGACGAAACATCAAATGTCGTTAAGGGCTTGAGCTTGCCCGACTTCGAGCCCGGCAACGCATTTGCTACCCGGCTGAAGGATTGGTCGGGCGGCTGGCGTAACAAGCCCGGCATGCTCGGGTGGTTGAGCTTGCGCCAGATCGCTGACCGCTTCAAGGACGTGCCCGGCGTGACCAAGTTCGCCGAACTGTCTAGCCGTATGGGCGCCAAGGCGAAAAGCCTGATGGCCGAAGCCCACGCGGTCGACCAGCATTGGGCGAAGCTGAGCAACGAAGAAACCGTCGAGCTTCAGAAGATGATGCTCGAATCGACCATGGAGCAGATGTGGCCTGACCGGGCGCTGTCCGCCGATGCGAACAACGCGCTGGACAAGACTTCGTCCGCCGTGCAGGCCAAGCACGCCGCGCTTGAGCGCCGCTACAAGGCCATGAGCGACACGCAGAAGCTGGTGTTCCAGAACGCGCAGGCCAAGATGCGCAAGGATTGGGACGAGCGCGGCGCCCTGCTGAAGTCCCGCATCATCGACCAGTACCGCCCCGAGTTGGAAAGCAAATTCAAGGGCGAGAAGCCAGATGCCCTGGCCAACGTGAACAAGGCCGACCGCGCCGATGCTGTGCAGGGCATGAGCCGCAACGAGAAGAAGTCGGTGCAGTCCATGTGGGACGACATCGACCAGCACGCCACCCGCCTTGCCCAGATGCAGGGGCCGTACTTCCCACTCATCCGCTTCGGCGATCATGCAGTGGTGGCGAAGTCCGCCGACTTTGAATCCCAGTCCGAAGCCTTCGACAAGGCCAAAGGCGAACTCGACGCGCTGAATAGCGACGACGAAGCAACCGACGAGCAACTCACCGCAGCCCGCGCTAAAGTGAAGACCGAGCAGACCGCTCTCGAAGACCTCAAGGATAGCGAGAAACACTACGTTGTCGAATTCTACGAAAGTCCCAGCGAAGCCAAGGCCCGTGAAGCGCAGCTTAAGGCGTACTTCGCAAGCAAGGGCACGCCCATGTCAGTCTATAGCGAGCGTCGAGTGGAACACTTTGCGAAGATGGATGCGGTCAACCCTGCGTTCATGAAGAAGCTGGAAACCACCATGTCGGCGAACCTGCCCGACAAGGACGCCAACGCTATCCGTGCCGCCGTGCGCGACTTGTACATCCAGTCGATGCCGGAACGCAGTGCGCTTAAGAGCCAGCTTCGCCGCCTCAACGTCAAGGGCGTGAAGGCCGGCGAGATGCGACGCTCATTCGCCGCCGCTGCCATGCGCAACTCGTGGCACCTGTCCCGCTTGGAGTTCGGCGCCGGCATGCAGCAGCAATTGCAGGACTTGCGCAACGGCAGTAGCGACGACCAGCGCATTGTCGGCGGTGAGCTTGCCAAGCGCATGCTCGGCTCGATGCAGCAAGACACCTCGTCGATGCTGGTCGACCGCCTGTCAAACCTGAGCTACCTCACGTATCTGGGGATGAGCCCGTCGTTCTTCATCATGAACGCGGCGCAGCCTTGGGTGATCTCCCTGCCGATCATGGCCGGGCGCTTCGGCGTGAAGCGCGCCACCGTGGAACTGGGCAAAGCGTTCAACGAGACTGCCGCCGCGATGAAGTCCAGCGCGCAGGATCAGAAGACATGGCGCTTCGAGCTTGACCTTGAGAAGTTCAAGGATGACGGCGAGCGCGCCATGCTGACCGAACTGTTCAATAAGGGCATCATCGATGTCACGATTGAACACGACCTCGGGTCGCTAGCCTCAGGGCAGGACACGACGAAGTTCGGCAAGATGATGCAGCTTGCTACCTTGCCAGCCCACCACACCGAAGTGGTCAACCGCGTGATGACGGCGCTAGCTGCGTACCGTCTCGCCATGACACCGGGTATGACTGGCGCTGTGGCCAACAAGGCGGAAGCCACGAAGTATGCGGAGTCCGTGGTGGCTGATACCCACCTCGACTACACCCCCGAGAACGCCCCACGCTTCATGCGCACGGCGTCGCTTGGCGGGATGGGCCGGATCATCTTCCAGTTCAAGAAGTACATGCAAGGCATGATCTACCTGCTCGGCAAGCTGAGCGTAGACGCTGCACGGGGCGATAAGGAAGCGGGTAAGGGGTTGGTATACCTCATGGGCTCCCAGCTTGCTGTAGCGGGCGCGAGCGGCCTGCCTATAGCCGCCCCGCTCGGGATGATCCTGGCTGGGGTCGCCAAGCTGTGGCCAGACGACGATGAGCCCGAGATCGCCCAACTGTTCTGGAACGGAGTCGAAGACACGGTCGGGGCCAAGATGCGGCAATTGCTGCAGAAGGGCATTCCGGCAGCGGCTCTCGATACCGATGTCTCGGGCCGGCTGGGTATGGGGTCGATCCTGAACCCGGTGGCGTTTGCTGGGCAGGGCAAGGAAGGCAAGGACTGGGTGGCATCCGCCGCCTTGTCGCTGCTTGGCCCATCCGCCTCGATGGTCGCCAATTGGGCGGATGCCCTGACCCTGGCGAAGTCGGACCCTATCAAGGCCATGCAGACGGCGATGCCGAAGGTATTGGCCGATCCGATCCGTGCCATGGACCGGGCCAATCGCGGCGTCACCAATCGCAAGGGTGTTGAGTTGATCTCGCCCGACGAGTTCGGCCCGCTGTCCGACGCCATGCGTGCAATCGGCTTCGAGTCCACCACGGTTACCGACATGTACGACAAGCGGTCGGCATTCATGGCGGCGAAGAAAGGCCGCGACGATGCGCGGCAGGTGCTGATCAAGGAAGGGCTTCAGGATCGCGCTGCAGCTAGCGAAGACATCGCCGGATTCAACGAGCGTAACCCGGATAACCGCATAACAGGGGCCACTCTCTTGGCTGCGGCGAAGGCGAAGCGTACGCAGATGAAGGAAATGCGCTCGGGTGTGCAGGTGAAGAAACAAGACAAGGCGCTGGCTTCGGAGTACGGTCTTGAATGATGGTGCCCGCCTCGAATGCGTCGATGCCGAGGCCACACGAGTCGCAATGGGCACTGGCAGCGACGACCGCCTGAATAGCCGTGGCGCCCATGTGGAACGCGCCTAGCGCGTAATCCCGCCCGGTGCCCCACGAATCGTAGGCACCTTCGACCGGGATCGCGTAGCCCCACTTCTCATAGACGAAGCACTCGCCGGGGCCACGCGCCACGATCAGGCGCATCCACGAGTCGGTGCCTTGGAATGGCGGCAGGCGGCTGGGATCGGCGCCAGTCTCGTACCAGTTCTTCATGGCGAATCCGTACTCCATATCGCCAGTGATAGCGAGGACGATACCATCTGGCCGCTGCCAGATTTTGGTGCACTTGCGCTTGTTGCCGTTGTTGCCAGATTGTTTGTCGGCGGCAAGGATTCTGCCGTCCCATGCGATACAAGTCATTACGCTATCCCTTCGTTAATGATGGTGGGGTCGATGGGCTTTTCTTCCCGTCGAATTGGTACAACTACTCCGCTGGTTCCATCCGTAGCGGCACGGACTTTATTGGCTTGAATGCGCCAACACTTCATGCGTGGGGTCCAGACACCCCGCAACCCGTGCCCGATGTTCACGCTGACCGGGCCGGCGTCCATCACATACCCCGCGTCGCGCGCATCGTTGATGACCGCGCCCGGCGACATGCCGTGCTCGATAGCCCACGCCTTGGCGGTGTCGACCGACAGGTACAGGGTGTTCGTGTCGCGGCACACGCGGCCAGCGTACGGCTGCTGCGCCCGGTCGGATTCCATGAGCGCCTTGTCGGCGTCGATGCCGGCGTCGGTAACCAGCAGGTGCTGCGCCACATCGCGCATCATGTCCATGAATGGGGCCGCTTGGTCTTTGCCGGCGCTGTTGATGCTGTACTCGCGGGCGCCGACGAGCGACTTGATTGCTTCGGCTTCCAGGGCCTTCTTGCTGAAGAACCCGCAGCCCATCTCTTCGAGAACATCCGCCAGCATAAGCATAGATGCAATGCCGCGCAGGATGAATCGCTCTTTCGATTCGCCCGGCGACATGTCGGTCACATACTTGAACTTCGCCAGCGCTTTCTCGCGCATCTTGGCGTAGCCGTTCATGCAGCAATACAGGTGCACGAGAGCGCCAATCGATCCCTTGGTGCCGGTCATGGCCTTGCGCAACGCGGCGTCGTACTCTGGCACGATGCCCGATGTCCGGGTGGGCAGCACGTCGCAGTTAAGTTCGATCAATCGCATTTGGAGGGCGTCGGAACCCTTCTGAAACTCTCCCACCAATTCACGTTGGGGGACATTAGTCGATACGGTAGAAACCAAAGCCCAAGAAACAGGAGTACGGGAAAGGTGTCCATCCTTTCCTGCTCGTAGTTTCTCAATGCCGCTAGCGATGCGGTTGATAGACTCACCCACTTGTTGTGCGTCATTGGTAGTAACCTCATCCATTGGGAACGGGAAGGTGCCCAGCGCTGCAGCGGTAGCGATCTGCGCATTGAACGTCATACCAAGGCGGTCGCCCTGGCGGATCAAAGAACCTGGGTCGCCGAATGCATAGGTAGCGGCGGCTTGAATCGAAGTCTTGCCCTTGGCCGACTCGGTCGAGAACAGCGAGACGGTCAGGCCAATCGCCGGCAGCGGCGCGTTGGGCAGCATGTCCGTGGTGGCAGCGAACACCAGCAGTGGCGACGCTATCTGCATCATGATCGCTAGCTGCGCCACCTCAAGACCCGGCTTGCCCCACCACTCTTTGAAGAACTCGGCTTGCTGCTTGGCGCCCGCGCTAACCCCACGCCACACCGTCTTCTCCCACACGCCAGTGTTTACGGGCGGCAGGGCTTCGATCATCATCGCGCTGCGGACAGTCTCAAGCGATGGGCCGAGTTGCCCCAGGCGGATGGTGCCGTCGCCACGGATGATGTATTCACCATGCGCACAGTACAGGGCGCCATCAGCATCCATATGGAAGCCAAGGTGGTCACGGATGACCGGCTTCGCTGCTGCTGTTTTGACCAGACGAATCTGGTCATTGACGTACTGCTGGATCATGGCTAGCGTATCCGGTTCGTAGTTTAGCGGGTTGATGGTCTTTGCGGTGAGGAACTTGAGCAAGGATCGACGGTCGCTGGTGACATCGGTTGGAAGTTCGAACCGGGTGAACTTCCCCTTTCGCATCAGCATAAGTGCCAGGGCCGAGTTCTCGTGCGCCCCCACCCCTGCTTCGGTCCAGCCGGTAAGGTAGAAAACATCCTGCGTGAACGGTACCCATACCTCAACCTTAACCGATTCCCCGCTTTCCATCTTCTTGATCTTCGTCGCCTTGCCTAGAAGGGTAACGAATGATCCTGAATCGTGGGCGCGATACGAACCAAGTACACCATCCGGGATACCCTTAACTGGCGGCGGCGGAGGAGCACCCTCAACCTGTGCCGCTGCCGCTTCAACAGCCGCCTGCATTTCAGGCCGGGCCGCGTCTTCAACGGTGATTCGTCCCAGGACGATAGGCGATTTAATCTTTCCCTGATGGGGGCACGTCTTGCACGCCACCGTATAGGCCGAAAATGTTTCACACGTCGATGGACCCGCTGCGTAGCGGTCGTATTTAGCCTGTGTCTCGAAAAAGTCATACTGAGCATGGCTGCTACTCCACTGGTGAACGAGCTTCGAGCCCTCAACGCTGTGCTTGACAATGCCAATCATAGCCCGCCACTGCGGCTCGGTCACGTCGCCACCTGCAGCGGCAACCTCCGCCATGGCGCCGCACTCTTTGGCGATCTTGAGGGCCGAAGTCGGGATGGGTTCGAACGACTTGGCGAAGTCGTCGTTGATCTCCATGCCCTCGTACTTAGCGGCGGCTTCGGCGAAGACACCTTCGAGGTCGGACAGGTCCGGCCCTACTTGATCCGGGATGGCGATGCGGCCAATTGCGGCCAGCATCTCGTGCGGGGCGTACGCCTTGTCGGTGCCGCGCAGCACCTTGACCTTGGTGCCCGACCAGTGGGTCGTACCTGGGGCGCGCAGCACGCGGGCGCTGTCGGCGGTGGACGTGGGATCAGCTTTGAACTCGGCAGCCTTGATGGCCTTCTTGAGCTTTCCCGCAATCAGGTTCCACTGTTCGGCCCCAACAACTTCTGTAAGAACGTAGTAAACATGGAGTCCTCCGCCGCTAAGGATGATGATGCTTGGTTCGATGCCCAGCTTGGCGTTCCAAGCGGCCAAAGCCAGTACCGCGTCCTGTATGGTTCGGTACGCCGTGTTCGGGTTTTTAGCGAACTTTTCCTCGCTGGCATCGATGTCAAGGTAGAAAGCCTTCTTACCCGCAACGTTGTTCTGCTTGCGCGTATGACTGATGAAGCTGCCAACGGCGAAGTACCAATCAACGACATCCGCTCGGACCTCGGTGCCCTTGACCAAATCCTCAAGCGTATCAAACCAGCGATGCGCGCCCGGCTTCGGTGATGGATTGAATAGTGCATAGCTACCAGTCGGCGGCAATACCGCCCGATAGAAATCGATGAGTTGCATTAGCCCCCCGAGGCTTAGCGGTCAGTGGATGCAGCGGCGAGCCGCAGCTTGCCAGCTTCCACGAGCGCGCTAGATACAGCGCCCATGAGGTTCTTTCTACCTGGGTATGACGGGAGGGGCAGGAGTTTCTTTTCGACGGCGATGTCCACGATGGCGAGAAACTCGCGGACACGGGAAGCCAGCAGTTTGTGCGGCTGCGCGTGACCGTTCACCCATTGGGATGCGGTCACTCGGGAAACACCCACCAGCTTTGCCACTACACCTGGGGTGATTCCAGCTTTCTTTACTGACTCGAAATTGTGCATAGTTTGCCTACTGCTGTGATTATGTTGGGGGTTACGTTATCCCCCATCGTCAAGGCATTAACTGCGAAGCTCGTTGCCGGACGACGATTCTCTCATTACTTGTCGATGTTGCCCAGCAAACTGTTAAGCTCATCGAGCAGGCCACCACCTGCACCGGCAGGCAGTACCTGTACCGTCTGCTCCGAGGGTGACGGCTGGAACGGATCAGGCCCAGGCGCTGCAGCTTGAACCGGGGCAGGCGCTGGGGGTGGCGGGGGCGGCGGAGCGGGTTGCGGCGCTGGCACAGGGGCGGTCGCGGCGGCTTTGTCTGCTGCTGCCTTTGCGGCGATAGCGGCGTCCAGTTCCGAGTGCGTCTGCGTGAGCGGCGGCGGCTCGACCGGGTCGGCACGCTGTTCGTCCTGGCCGATGATCTGCTTGACGATGGTCGCTTCGCGCATGCCCACCGACTGCTGCGCCTTCACGTCACTCAGCAGGCCGACAGGCCGGAACGTGATGACAGGGCTAGCTTCCTTCGGGTCAAAGCCCAGTCGGAACACGGCCACCGGGTACGGCAGCTTGCGCTCGCGCAGCACCGCGATGGCGTCGCGCATCGGCTTGAGGGACTTCGGCGGCACCCGAAGCAGAAACGGCTTGTCCATGGCATCCGGCGCAGCGATGGCCAGCCGGGCGTTCTGGCCGCAGGCCGTGCCCTTGCCCGCCGTGCCGTCTTCCTTGATCGCGCTACCCCACACCGCATGCTTGCAGGTGGCGCACTTGGCGGACTGCGGCTCGACGGCGCGCGGCGACGGGGCGATGCCGTCCATGGAATGGCACGCGGGCTTCTCGCCATCGGCGGCGCCAGCCTCGGTGAACTTCTTGGCGTAGAAGGTACGGGCACTGTCATTCGCGCGGATGATTGCCACGTCGATGAATTGCGCGATCTCGCCTTCCTCGCCGCCCGGCTTCATCATGACCTTGCGCTCGCCGCCTTCGACCAGCGTCCACGTCTTTCCTTTGATGGAGATAGACGGATAGCTGGCGAACTGCGAGACATCCTTCTCGGTGTCTTTGAACAGGTCGCCGAGTTGCGCGAGGTCGCGAACATACGCCGGCAGGTGCGCGGCGTCATTGAAAAGGATAACGTCATTGCTCATGGTTGGGCTCACTTGTCGTTTTCGAGGATGTCCAGCGCGATGCGCTTAAGGACTGCTTTGCCGGCAGGCAGGTTGCCGATGGTGTCTCGGAGCGCTAGCACCACGGCTTCCGCCGTCATGTCGCACGCATCCGAACTCTTGGGGTGCTTGAAGACGCCCTGCATAATCGTCTTCAACCAAGCCGCTAGCGGCTTATGCACCATTGCAATCATCACGTTTCGATCAGTGCCGCTAGCGGCTGCATTCGGGTGCTTATTCAAGCATTCCTCCGTACGTTGACGCCGTCTTGCGACGACCATTTGATGCCCGGGGGCAGGAGCGGTAGGTCCAGGGTTTCCCCTTTGGCCCTGGCCGCGTCGATCTCGGCTTCGCGTGCGTCCTTGTTCGCCACGATGTTGGTCTTGGCGGCGCGGACATCGGCGAAGTCGAGGCGTTGATCGAGGTCTTCACGAATCCACTTGATGAACTCGTCTTTGTTCTCGACGGTAACGCTGATGGTGGGCTGCTTGAACACGATACCCGCATCGGTAGACATCGACTTGGACTTCGCCGCGTTGAGTTGCGTCAGCAAATACAACTCGATGGAGTCCATGATGGCCGTGAGGTGGGCTTCGCTAGCGGTGGCGCGCTTCTTGTTGTCGGACTTCTCGTCCCGCAACTTGATGTACCACTCGACGATAGCCTTGGTGTTTGTCTCACCCTTGTACAGCGTGAGAATCAAGTTCTCCAACTGCGTAAGGCCGAGCACGTATGGTCGCAGTTCTTCCTCGTGCTGCGCCTTCAACCCACCGATTTTCACGGTGATGGCGTGACGCATGTCTTCGAGTTCCGATAGGGTTTTGGTTGCCATGCCGGAAAGTCCTTACGCTTCGACGACTTGCCAGTCGAGTGCGAGGATGTCCGTCTGCGACGCGAGCCACGGCACCTTGTTGCCGTCGACGGTGCTGATGTACAGGTACGGCAGCGTCATCATGCTGGTGGGCCGGGGCGCTTGGTACGCGACCCACTGCCCTTTGCCGTTCCACCCTGCGCGCGAAACCTTACTTCCGGCCCGCAGGTAGTTGAGTGCTGTTCCAAAGTCCATTGCGATCTCCTAGTTGGAATACCAATTGTACAGGGGTTTACGGGAAAAGTCAACTCTCTGTCCTTTCCCTTTCGTACGCATCTAGTAGGGCTCCCTGCATTGCGCCCTGCCTTTCCAGCCTGCGATACATCTCTCTTTCGACAGCAGTACCTTCGATCTGGATGATGAACGTATTCATTGTCTGGCCGGGCCGCACAATGCGGGCGTTAGCCTGCTGGTACGTCTCGTTGCTATTAGTGGGGGCGTACCAGATGATTGTATTTGCAATCGTCAGTGTCAAACCGTGACTCATTGCAGCCGGCTGGGCGACGATGATATGCGGTTCGGCCTTCGTCATGAAGTCCGAGAAAATCTGATCGCGCTGCACCTTGCTCACGCCGCCGTGGATGATCGCCACGGTGTAGTCTTTGCGCAGCTTCTCGGCAATCATGTCCAGCGCGCCGATGATTGGCACGTACAGGATGACCTTGCCGCTAGCTTGCTCTACCAATTCTTCGACCAGCGTGACGCGCGGGCCGGTAGGGATGGGGATGTGCCCGCCTTCCGCGTCGTACATCACACCGCACGCGATCTGCACCAGCTTCTGCAGCTTGACCCCTTCGTTCAGGGCCACGATCTTGCCCTCGTCCATCTCGACCTTGGACTTCTCCATCATCTGCTTGTACAGCTTGCGCTGCTCGGGCGACAACTCCACCTGCTCGGTGCGGTAGGTCGTCGGCGGCAAGTCGATGCACTCGGCCCGGCTGAACCGGATGCCCGGCTGCATCACGCGGTAGACCTGATCGAGCCACCCTTCCATGGGTATCCACTTGAACCCGGTGATCTTGCGCATCACCGTGGAGCGGAAGCGGGAGAAGTACTTCGGCACGGTCCACGGCGTTAGCAGCCTGCACTGCGCCCACGCGTCTGTCGGCGCCTTCGGTGTCGGCGACCCCGTCATGCCCCACACCCACGGGCAGTCTTTAATCACCGTTTCCATGCCGGTCCAGCGGTCGCTGCCGCTGTTCCGGTAGCCGGCCAACTCGTCGATGATGAATAGCACCCGGTTCTTCCCGTAGCGCTTGACGATGTCTCGGACCATGGACTCGATCATGGCTGGCTGTTTAGCGCCGTCGTGATTGATGACGTAGATGTCATGCTCTTGCTGCGCCCGCTTGATGCGGCGGGGCATGTCGCCGTGCAGTACCGTGAAGTCGAGGTCGAAGAAGTTGCTGAAAATCTCATCGCCCCAGGTGCGCTCCAATGTGGAGAGGGGGGCAACTACCACCAGGGCATCAAGTTTGCCGATGCCCTTGAGATAGTGAAACGCCCACAGCGCAGATAGCGTCTTGGCCGTGCCCATTTCATTGAGGCAGTAGGCCCGCTCATTTAGCGTTAGGAACGCTGCCGTGATCTTTTGGTGCCGCATTGGCGGCTTTCCCGAGTTGGGCCAGCCATAGTGGTAGAGGATCGGGGCCGGTACCTGAATCCCGATGTTCCGCAGGACACGGGTTTCGTCGAGGCCGTGGTGAACCGCCACCAGCGGGGTTCCCCGCAGCATGATCGTCCGTGCTGACGGGATGATCCCCGTCACGCTGCCGGGATTGCTCAGGTTTAGCACTACCTTTTGGTGGTCTACCGAGATTAGCATTCTGTTTTCTATCTGTCAGTGCGTGAACTTTGACCTTGGCCCGGCCATCGCTGGCGTTCTCTCGGCCTACTACTTTGAGTCGGCCATTCCTATGCATGGCCATGACGAATTTCCGAACGGTGTTCTCGTGCATCCCTGACACAGCCATCAACTCTTTGACGGTTGAGGGGCCATCGAGCAGTTCACCGATCAGCGCTACGTATGCCGCTGCCGCTGCCCTATGCACCATGACCGAGCCTTGCCAGCCAGTGGGTAACATCAAGCATGAGTTGCCCAACGTCGTCGCATACCACGGAGAAACCGCTAGCCTTGGTGATTTCCTCGTACTGGTACGTCTGCAGCGCGCGGTTGCTGATGAACTTGTTGTCGTCGCTTGGGTGCGAGTTGGCGGTCTTGCCTTTAGCGGCAAGCTCGCGCAGCTTCTCGATCATCCCTTCTTCCTTGGCTTCGACCGACACGAACATGCCAACCGTCTTGCCAATCATCTCGGCGGTGATAGTGACGGGAACGCATGCGATGAAGTCATGGATGCCGCCCTCCCCCATGCCCGTCTGCACCGGCATGAACACCCAGGCGCCGATGCCCTTGAGGAACTTCTTGATGTCGGTCTTGACCTGGGGTTCGCCCTTGAGTTTGCGTGCTGAGTTCAATCTGGCATCTCCGTGCGGAAGACTATCCCGCAGTTGGGGCAACGGTATTCGATGTAGTAATCGCTATCCGCGTCTGTTTCTCTGGCGTCTGGGTGGTGCCACCTAGCGTGCTCGCCAGCTTGGTAGAAAGGTGTGCCCTTGGTGCAAATCAAGCGCCCACTGGTAGCGGAGAATGTGATCTTGTCCTTGGGCTTGCGCATATGCAGGGGGATTCGTCCATCGAACAGGTTCATGCTCCGCTCCCGCAGTACTCGCACTTCGAGCGGCCCACGGGGCAATGCTCGCGGCACAGGCCAGATGGCATCTTCGGCCAGTAGCCGCGCTTCACCGAGTCGTCGATGCGGTGGATGATGAGCGCGAACTTCTCTTTCATCTCGGGCAGTTGGTCGGGGGTGTACGGCAGCTTGTCCTGCGCGTTCTCCGTCGCCCAATAGTAGGCTGAGTCAACGCGCTCAAGGAATGGGAAGCGGGAGAATGTCGGGATTGCAAACAGGGCTAGCTGATCGCTGTCGACTTTCCGCTTGCCGTTCTTCCAATCAAGGATCAAGGCCGTCTTGTTGCCGACGATCCCGAAATCGATCTTGCCGCGAATCCAAACATCTGCGCCGAAGAACGTGGTGTTCTGCCAGTTCTTGTTCAACCCGAATTGCCACTCGACCAG